GGCGTAGTGCCAAGCGTTCCACCCGTAGAAATGGTGCAAACCCACCCTGAATTAGCCTGTGTGCTGCCGTTTTGTATGAATGTAAACGCTGAAATTAGGCTATTCCATGTGTTTGCATCGCTACTGCGTGCCCAAGCGCCTGAAGCGGCCACATAAATACCGTTTTGGGCTTGCGTTGTTTGGTTTTTTACCAAAACACGGTCACCAACAAGGGTTGTATAGCCGTCTATGGTTTGTAAACCGCTAAGTGTTAGGTTGCCAGTTGATGCAACTTGACATTCGGCCTTAATTGCGTATCCCTGAACAAACATATCCACATAATTCTTGTTAACCAAGTCTGTGGGGTTGGCCGGGGTGGTGGAAATAGTGCCTGTGGTTGTACTAATATTGGTAAAAACCCCGCTAGATGGGGTTACAAGGCCAATAGTTGTACTGTTTATTGTGCTGTTGGTTATGTTTAACCCAGATTGCGCCGGGTTAAGCGTTGCATAAAATGGTTGCCCCTGACCTATAAACGTTTGGAAGTTTCCATTGACGTCAAAATACGCCTGAACTGGCAGTAAGTTTTGGTCGGTTGTTAGGTTAGGGGCACTCATTAATAGGGAATACAAGTCATAACTATCACATCACCAGCAGACATATTGACCGCTAGTCCAGAAGTAATGCTAAAACCCGTCATAGTTACTGACGTTGTAGTGCTTGCGGTTTGCTGTAAGAACAAAGCTGAACCACTAGTAACGTCATTAGCTAAACACATCCAACCGTTTGGGGCGGCCGGTAGTGTAATGGTGCCATTTGCTGCGCCACCTGTTCCAACCGTTACCGCAAAGCAGTTTGGCGTAACCCCCTTAATTGTGGGGCTAGTACCGAAACCACTTGCAATAACTGGTTGTGCAGAAAACGTACTTAAAAATACGGTGTTTGGCGTGTTTGTGTTTGCAACTTGATTGGTCATGATTGATCTGCCACCGGTGTTACATAAATGGTATTGGCCGTACCAACCACGCTTAAGTTAAACCCGTTGGCGGGAACACTTATAACTGTGGGCTGGGACATATTAATACCAAGCACAAAAGAAGCAGATGAATTACCCGCAGTAGGCAATACCGCAGCAGTTGCGGACACGCTACTAGGGTTAAGCGGCGCTATGGATACAGCAACCGGTGTACTTCCAGTATTCAAGAACGCACAAAAGTTCGTTTGGTCATTACCGGCGGGGGTAATGGTTAGCGAACTACTGGCCGTTGTTGTTACCGCTACCGCGTAGGTAGGCCCAATTGGGCGGTAAACGCTTGTATTGGCCATGATTAAGCTGCGTTAGTAGCTACTGGCAAGCCTTCAATGCGGTGGACTTTAAAGTCGTAAACGCCTGAAGCCGGTGTAATTGCTGTTGCTGCGCCTGAAGTGTTTTGGAACTGTACAGTTAAAACCCCAGCAGTTGCTACGTCACAATTTGTGATTGCAATGTTAGACGTTTGGTTACCTTGATATTGTAAAAAAGTAACAATGTCAGATGCTTGCAAACCCGCAATTGGGAAAGTTTGTAAAGACTGTGTGGAAGATGTGGTTAGTGCGGATGGTGTCAGGCTAGGCGCAATTACAAATTGCTCAAGAATGTTACCGCGTGCGATGGTGGTACTTGACATGATATTCCTTTAAAGAATGGGTAAATTGTATCGTTAAATAAAGAAAAAGCCACCCCTTTTGGGGGTAGCCCTTCCCTTAATTTAGGCTAGATTATGACGATTGTGTAAGGTCATAGCCGTAAACATATACGTCACCAGTTCCGGTTGCGCCAGAAGCAGTTGTTACGTCAACGTATAAAGTTTGGTTTTGAATAGACAAACTTGTTGATGATGAATCAACATAGGCTGTACCCAAAACGTTAGCACTTAGTGATGCCAATTGCGCAGTTGTCAACGCACCGAACAAAGCAGATGGGCTACCTGAGTTTGTTTGTGTGATAGACAACGCTGTTGCTGTTGACAAAGATACTGTTGAACCAGCGTTATTCACGTTGGTAACAATCATTTCCTTTGGCAAGTAGGTTGTTGTGTTGTTAACGGGAACGGGCGTAAAGCCTGTTGCGTTAAGGTTAACACCCTTGGCTACACCGATTAAACGCAACGCTTGATTCGTTGCTAGATTACTTGGGTGTGCCGATACTGTGGTTGCTGGTCCGGGATTACTCATTTTGTATTTTCCTTTATGTTAATTAGGCTGCAATACGGCAAGCAAGTTCAGGGTACAACGGTGCCCAACCATACAACACATCTAAACGTGTTGGAATACTATCGTTGTTAATGGTGTATTGGCGGACAACCCTCATGGACAAACCAATTTCCTTATCGCTTGCACGACCAGCAAAATGGACACCCTCTGGCAGCTCGAGATCAGCTACGGCAAGCGTAAACGCATTTCTGTGGAACATTAAGTTCTGTGGTGATGTAACGCCTGTGTTGTTAAATGGTGTTACTACTGCTGAAGAAGATGTAGCGTTAACAACAACGTTTTGGAACTGACCACCTGTAATGATAGCTGGGCTAACAGTTACTGATGCTGAACCACCTGAACCAATGCTAACTGTGCTTGTAACAACGAAGTTACGCGCCTTGTTAGAACCGTATGCTTGGCGGTTTTGTGGGTTGGCTGCAAGGATGTTAGCAAACTGGATAACGTCACCTTGGTTCAATGTAGCAGCAGCACTTGTTGCGCTGATGGTAATTGTTGAAGTTGAAGCCCAACCGCTAGAAATACCAAAAGATGCAGAAGTTGTATCTGTTGATAGTGTTGCAGAAGCGTAAGAACCAAATGTTTGGCTGACAATATTTTGGTCTAATTTCCAATTCACCCCAGCGCTGTCGCGGCCCATAAGGCCTTTGCGGTATTGCTCACCAATGGCTTCTTGCGGAACAAACAAACCTTTTAGTGAGTCAACAATGGTTGCTGATGTAAAAGGCTCTACAACGCAAGCACGGCGGCCGTCTCTTGGTGTGCCTTCAGCATCCATGTAAGCACCGGCTGTTAGGTAAGTGATTAAACCTGTGGGTGGTGTACCAGCTACGCCTACTATATTTGCAGTAGAATTTTTTGCCATTACTAAACCATCACGGTCAATCTTGTTTGCAATAGCAGCTACTGCGGGTTTTAATACGCGGTCGCTAAACATATCAAGTGATAATGCAAGGTCTTGGGTCGTAAATTGAGTATCCACATGGAATTGCGTGGACAATGTGACTGGCACGCTCGTCTCGTTGAAGTCCTCAACATTAAGCGCTGGTCCCGTTGTACCAATGAATCTTCCGGGGCGTCTTACGTTGACTGTGTTTCCAATTTTCCCGCCCACTACGGCGAACTGATCGTCATAGTTACGGTCAACTTCGGACGTAAATGTAAGTTCGTTCTCTAGCACCATGAGTGCTTCATTTGTGATCTTCGATATCGTCAATAAATTATTGGCCATGATTACACCTTATTAAAAGTTTTGATTTTTGCCGTTACCTAATTTTTCCTGCCTTACGCAACTCACGCCATTGTTTTGGCGAACCATTGAAATTTCCATTTGAATCAATGGCTGGTAGTTCAACACTACCTACGTTACGAAGCGGCGTTATAGGCGCGGGCGCGTTCGATTTGGAAACGGCTCTTACGGGTTCTTTAGCTTCAAACCTTGCTTCTAACTTACCAAGTTCGCGTAGCGCACTAGACTGTGATAAACCGTTTAGCCTTTCAGCTACTTCGGGGTTTTCGGCCAAATGATAAAGTATCTTCGGGCCAACATCACTTTCTAAAATTGCATCGCGTACCGCATCGCTAACAGCAATATCGGCACTACTAGCAATCATTTCTTCGTAATCAGGCAATTCGCTTTTAACCGCATCTAACTTTTTCTGCCACGAAGTCATAACTTTCGCGCGTTCTTCGTTAGCCCGGCGTTCGGCTTCTTGTTTGTCACGGTTCTCTAACGCTTTTTCGGTTGAATACTTGGCTAATGCCTTGGCGTATTCAAACGCATCGGTAAAGTCGCTTGGCTGCGGTTCTTTTTCCGTTGGTTCGGCTTTTGGCGTTACCTTCGTTTCTAGTTCCGCTAAACGCTTTTCTAAACTTTCCCTTGCTTCGCGTTCACGCTGGGCTTCTTGCCTTGCTAGTTCGCGTTGTTTAGTTAGTTCAGAAAACCGCTTTTCCAATTTAGGATTAGGCTTCTTTTCCGTAATTTCCGTTTTGGCTTCTTCGCTGCCTTCTGACTCACTCCCACTAGGTTCTTCTACGGGCGCTTGCTCTACAACTTCCGTTGTAGCCGAAGGTTCCGCAACCGGGGCTAAATCTAACTTTTGGGCATAAAATTCCGCCGAATTTTCGCTCGTAAGAACATTACTTGCTTCTTTATCACTCATAGGTTTCCCTAAGTATTTGCCCCGTGTACCTCACGGGTAAGGTTTTAGTCAATATAACTGAAAAGGATTATATTGTCAATTATTGCTGTGGCGCAATACTTTGGTCTGCCGCCCTTATGGCTTCGTACTGTTCTTGGTTGCGCATATTGATTTCACGCTCAAGACGGTTCGTGTCCATGTGGTGCAACAGTAAGTCCATAATTGCATCAATTTCTGTCTTGTTTTGGCTAGTAATTGCTCTGGTGTTAACATCGTGTACCCTCGCTTCCAATGTGGTTTCAGTTGCGTGCGCTTTTGTGGTTTGGCGCATTAATTCACGTTTATTTTCATTGTCTTGCTTAACTTGCTCAATATCTTGGCGCTGCTTCATGGCCAACTGCAAGGCCTGTAACTGCTGGGTTAGCTGTTGAACCTGTGCCTGTGCGTTCTTAATGGCCATTTGCGCTTGCGGTGGTATGTCGCTGTGCTCATCAATATTGGCCAACGGGTTAAGGGTTGCCAAACGGTCTGCAATAACTTCAGCACCGGGGAAGTCCATGTTCCTAAATACCAAGTCCGCAGCAGCGTTAAACAACTGTTCGTTGCCACTTAACAACGGCATCATGGCTTCAACGGCTTCTTGGCGCTTGCTGTTGTAGCCCGGCCCAGTTTCCATTACCACGTCATATTCGCCAACGGTTACGTCATTTAACACGCGCCCCACGGCATCTTTTTCGTTAATGGTAAGTAAGTCAGGCTTGCCATCATCCCCAATAATACGCATGGTGCGTTGGGTGTCGTATATCTTAGGCAACATATTAAGAATAATCTTGCCCACCCGTGAAATAGACTTTGTCAGGTTGTCGTACAAGTCAAAGTTGGTTAGGTCAACCTGTTGCTGTTGGCCTTGCAGCGCCTTACCGCTTACGTTTCCGGGCACTTGTTGGCTCGGGTCATAAATACCTATGATGGTGGCCATGTCCGCATTGATTTCTGCTGCGGCTGCCATTACCCCGGCTGGTGGTGGTTCAGGCTGTAAACGCTGTGGTGCGGGCGCTGGGTTGCCTTCAATGTCGGTTTGCTTGTAGGTTAGGTAAGCCATTGACTTAATGTTGGCTGCTGCCCAGTCAAGCTCGTGCCCTTCGTCTTGCCCTTCGGCCATAATCCATTTGGCTTTAGGTGCCAATGCTACGCTTTCGGTCAGGCTAGTTACCCAGAAGTTATACATACGCTGCGCATCTTTAGCGTGGCGCACAATGCCAAACTTCTTGCGTTTGTCACCAATAACAATCTGGCGCCCATAGACCGGCACAATTGGTATGTCTGTGGTTACCCAGTCTTTTTCCTCTAGCACTTCAATAGCGGTTAGTTTCTTCCACTTGATAGTCTTTTTAACGCTTGGGCGCTCACCCACAATGGTTAGGCCTGAACGCTTAACGCGGTCAAAAAAGTCTTTGTCATCAGCAAAGCGTGCCCGGCC